TTCTGTGAATCTGTATTCCGCGACACCTCTACCGCTCTTACCTGAGATGGCTTCTATGTATACGCTAGGCAAAGCTTCCACGAGCAGAATTCGACCTTCAGTTATTGCGGTTTCGCCCTTCTGACAATAGATATAACCGTTACCCGTTAAAAGGTAGTTAGAATAGAGATTAGCTAGGAAGTCGTTAAAACTTTGGTAGCTATTGGGCTGGTCTTTGACCCTCTCAAATGGTTCGTATTCAATCTTGTTCCCCTCGGAGTCATACGCACACAAAGGAACGTTAGACATCTTCTTACTAAGGAAGTTAATTACTGAATATACGTCAGGGTTCTTCTGATAGGCTTGCTCTAGTAAACTCTCAAAGTTGAACGGTTGCCATATTGCTGAGTTAGCCCCCAAGTGGGTTAGCTGGGCCGTGAGTAGTTTGCTTAACTGCTCTTGAATCTTAGACTCTTTTCGGTCGTACTTTAGAAAGTCGAGTAATGCCATAGCACAAAAGTAATTTAGCCCTTTAGCCCCGTTTATATAAAAACCCCACGCTATACCTCAGAGCGTCAAGAAGGTGGTTGAAGGAATCGATGGGCTTTTCAGTTGGTCGTTCGTTTTTGTCCAGGTGCCATACATAAGACCCTAGTTCCCTCTCTAAGTCCTTGCTTCGTCTAGTATAAAGAACCTCCTTAGACTGGAGTAGTTTGATGCCGTTTCTAATAGAGTCAGGCCCCTTAATTGCTCCTATTGCGTTTAGTCCCCCTCGTCTTAGTTCGGCTATGCTCTTAGGTTCTGCACTATCACAGATAACCCGTAACCCCTCACATTCGTGTTTTATCTTCTCAACTAACTCAGTATTAGTAAGATGAGTTTCATAAACCAGTTCATCGACATAGACCCGATCATTATGCTTACCGACCTTTAGGACTGCCGTGGGGTCTTGGCTAAACCCGAAGTCGATACCAACGCAAACATCTGAACACTCCGAAAAGTCTAGTTCTTCGACCTTGGTGAAGTTTCTGTAAATTCTGCCCTTCTTGCCTCTGCCTCGTTCACCTAACCCAAACACCGCCCAATCTTCAGGGCTTGACGTTTTAAGGCTTTCGATTTCGGCAATGATTGATTTAGGTAAGTGTGGGTTGTCCTTGTAGGTGGTGACAATTAAAGCCGCATCTTCCCTAGACTCCACTTCGTACCACCAGCCATCTAAATCGCTAGGGTTGTAACTCAGCACAATGAACCCCGTGGTTCGGTAAGATAGTTGCCTGAATGACTCAGCGGTTATTTCATTACACTCGTCTAAGAAAAGCGCATCCCGTTTCCGTCCTCTTAACTTTTGGGGTTGATCCAAGCTAATAAACTCAACGGTGTTCCCACGAAGCTTATAGATTCCTTCTGTTTTATTGTGGTCTTCCTCAACGTATGCCTCAAAGCTTTGCAGAATCTCAACGAAGTCCCGAAGGGTTGAGGCTTTTAAGGCTGGTAGTGTTTGCCTAGCTATGGTGATAACCATCCCAGCATTGGGGTACTTATAACAAAGTTCAATAAGGAACTGAACGGCACTATATGACTTGCCCGACCTTGTGCCCCCTCTTAAACTGATTAGCCTTTTAGACTCGTGGTTTTCTCTTAGAAATTTAAGGTTCGGGTTCGTCATCCTCAATAGCCTCCTGAATCATCCAAGGGGGTAGGGTTATTTGCGTGCCGCTTTCATCTCTTACTAGAGCCTCCACACTTACCGCCTTGAGTTCAGGAATAACGAATTTACTGATTTTTAGAAAAATGTCAACCGCACGGGCTGGGTCAGGAGCGTTAGACCACACAACGGCCCCACGTTCGTCCCTAATTACATTCCCTCCCTCATCTCTTTGGGGTACACCTTCAGCCGTGTCCATTAGAAACTTGTGAATTCTAGGTTGAACACCGTCAGCCATCTTTGCGAAGATTCTTCTTATCTCCTCTATTTCCCTTTTAGAAGACTTGTGCCGCTTACTAGCTGACTTCTTTCGGTCTTCTTCGGTGAATCTATGCCGAACTTTAGCCAGGTGCTTCCCTTGCTTGGTATTAGCTAAGTTCTCCCTCGCCTTTTCTTCCTCGTTCATATTCTAATATTGCTTTCACAACGTCATAAACGCTCACAATGTCCCCATATTCGGTAATGCAAAAGGTGTTTTTGCTAATACCCATCTCCTTCAACTTGTTCAAAGTATGTCGTAAATACTTAACTGCTCGTTGTCCTTCGGTAAAAATAGTTCAGAAATAGCGTCATACGCCCTAATTTCCATAAGGTCTTCAATCATCTGAAGCTGATAGCTGGTGGTTTCGTGGGAAAGTATGAAGTCCTTGAGCCATTCAATGAACTCATCATACAGAAGAACGTGGCTAGCCGAAAGGTCTAGGTAGTCTTCAGGGGTCAGGTCGATTAGTTTGATTAACCGCATAGCCTCCAAGTAGTCTTCTACCTCCATAGCCTAAATATAGCTACTTAAAAGGGTGGGTCTTTTCCTTCGTTGAAAGTTTTTCCACTCCAAGATTGGTAGCGTCCATCGAAATAACTCCCCTTAATGCGACCAGTTTCCCCATTACGGTTCTTGGTGACCTTTATTAAGTCGAAGTATTCCCCATCTTCTTGAATGCCGTAAACTACTGACCTATAAAGCATTATAATAACCGAAGCATCTTGCTCTATACTCCCTGAATCTCTTAAATGGTGGCTATCGGGTTCCTTTGTTTCGGTGCTTTCTACGGCTCTACTGAGTTGGCTGAGTAGTAAAACGGGAAGGTTGTTCTTTTTAGCTATCATCTTAAACGCCCAAGACATTTCCCCTACCTCCCTTTCTCTGTTGTTGGTCTTCTGACGGGTCTTGGCTAGTTGTAAATAATCAACCACCACGAGCGAAACATCTCCCCTCCTATTTTCCTTGGCTACCTTACTAGCTATGTCCTCAACATAAACATAATCTTCTAAAACCTGAATCTTATAACCTTCGCTTTTGATCATTGCCTTTTGAAGCTTGCTAACGTCAGGGCTAGAACTAAAAACCTCCTTCATTTCAACCTCCCTAGTGTTGGCCCATAGCCTTTTAATCAGTTGGTCGCTAGGCATCTCTAAAGAAAAGAACAGAACACGGCCCTTTGACTGCGAAGCCACGGCAGTTTCTATAGCAAAAGCAGTCTTACCCATTGCTGGACGTGCCGCCAAAACACTCAAATCACCACCTTTCAAGCCATTTAACACCCCATCTAGAACGCTATTCCCCGTAGGTGCACCCATAGATGTATCCTTTATCCTTTCTAACGCCCCGTTCATTAGTTCTAAGAGCGTCTTAGTGGTTTGGGGAGTGCTACCCTCAAGAAGTTGGTTAATGTCGTTAGAAGCCTTAAAAACCCCCTCTATATCTTGGGTCTGAATTAGGTCTTGTCCTACCCTTTGGGCCTGTCTTTTAATGAAGTCCTCTTGGACTAGGGTAGCGTAGGGGATTATATCGACTCTGAACGGTGCATTCTTGGAGAGTTCTACTAAAGAAGTGACCTGGTCGGGGAATCTCTGACCCAATGTAACCAAATCTTCATAGCTTCCCTTCGCCCTTGTGTCTTTACAAGCCTTGACAATCTTAAAATAAGTAGGGTCTTCAAACCATTCGGCTTCAATTCTAACGCTATCTATTGCCGCTGGGTCGTTTATTAGCAGGCCAACTAAAGAGGCTTCTAGGTTCATAGATCAAAGCCCGTCTTCTTGGTTAGCTTGTGTTCGGGGGTCATCCAAACGCTTTGAGCGGTAAGCTTCCACGAGTGGACGGGTTTCCCTTTGGAGTTACACCAGTTCAAGCCTTCGTAATAGTTCCACATCTCAGCACCACGCCAAGCCGTATAGCCTTGTTCCACGAAGTAGGTGGTTACCTCTTCCTTGGTGGGTTTCTTGAATCTCGGTGGTCTTCTTTGGTTGCTTAGTGTGTCCCCAAATAGGTCGGTCTGCCCCTCGTCTAAAAGCCGTTCCATTATTAGGATAGCTTCCCTTAAGGTCTTTTTTTCTTTTTCTGTCATAGCGTCAAAGCTAGAACAAAAAGAGCAAACAAATAAAAAGAAGTTCTAACTAGCTAGCAGTTAGGTTCATACGAAGGTTGAAGTCCATTAGATAGCGGACAATATAACGCCCGTCATCGCTACGGGTCTGCTCCTTAGATGCCCCAAGGTCGCTAACGCTCTCTAGTTCTAGGTCTAAGGTTCTAGCCTCGTTGTGGATTTCGCCCGTTAAGGTGGTGTCCTGAAAAGCCTTATACACCAGGTCAATCAAAGTGTTATGGTTGGTGACTGAGTACGCTGGTGAGGTTTCGTAGAAGATCACTCCCGTGGTTATTGTGTAGTCGTAGCTTAAATCAGTCTGTGACCCCGTTCTATCTGCGCCACCTATATCTATATAAACGTACTTGTCAAGGTCGCTGACGTTGGTTCTGCTATACTGAATAGCTATGGAACTCTGACCATTGGCGTTTAGAACCGTTCTTATTGAATTGTGAACGAGCCGCATTATGTCGGTAGTCTGTCGCATAAGGCAAAAGTAGGCCCACGAGCGGAAGCCGTTTAAGGGGTTCTTGACTTGTTTTATACGTTTGCGTACCTTTGTGGACATAAGAAGCTAGTAGAAAGCGGCAACGAATCGTTTAACTAGCAGACACCGAAGAGGTTAGGGGGTTGGTACTCCGTGAAAGCATAAGTCATCCAGTACCGTTATCCCGAAAGGCAACAGCCGTAAGGTGTATGTCCGAAGGGGTGCAAGTGATCTAAAGCGACAAACTCAAGCCGTACCGAAGCAAGATTATATTTCCTCTCTGTAATGGGGGGAGGGGGGGCAGTACTTGCTTTGGGTGGCTTAGATTTAGAGCGAAAGAATTAAAATTAATTACTATATTTGTCCTATGGCTCAGACACAACCACGGGGGTTAATGCCTCAAACACTTGCCGAATATTTGTTTTACCAAGGGTATAGGTACATTGAAACGAATAGGGATAGTGGTGCTATCGTTGCCTATAATGGTTCTGAGTTAATTAGAGCCGTGGCGTTTAAGACATACCAGGTTGAACTATTCCTTAGAGATAAGGGGGTACTAGGTGCAACCTTCCACGCATTGGAACGAGAATGGAAGTTCTACGACCACGATGCTTGTCTAGACTACATAGAAAATAACGGGACACAAAGCCAACTGAATTCACTTATAGAGAGTGGACGGGCTGAGTTTAACCCTAATGATATTGAACTCTAATCCACAAAAACAAAAACAAATGGATTTAATTGCAAAGCTGAACGCAATTCAGCACGACCTAAAAGCCCCAAAGTCTAATTTCAATTCTTTTGGGAAGTACAAATACCGTTCTATTGAGGACATCCAAGAAGCCGTAAAGCCACACCTTAAAAAACACGGATGCGTGTTAAACTTCTCGGACGAAGTTGTCGAGGTAGCTGGTAGGGTAGTCATTCAGGCAACCGCTTGCATTCAAGACGGCAAAGATGATTTAAGCGTTACCGCTTATGCCGAAGTTGATCAAATTAAGGGAATGAATATGGCCCAAGCGTTTGGCTCTGCTAGTTCTTACGCCCGAAAGTATGCCGCTGGTGGTCTTCTACTTCTTGACGATACTAAGGACGCTGACGGAACCAATGACCACGGTAAGAAGAAAGAAAATGACTTTGAAAAGGCTTTGATGTGGTTAACTGCTAACCCAACCCAAAACAACTACGATAAGTTGGCGGTAAAGATGGGTTCGGTTTTTACAGATGACGAATTTAAGAAGCTTCAGGCTATTGTTGAACTTGCAGAAAAAATGAACAAATGAAAATAAGAGCAAGCGCACTCGGTCAGATAATGACCAACGGGAGAGGGTCGAATACTATCGGTGCTACCGCACTAAACGCCCTTAAGGAAATGTGGATTTTCCAAAAGTACGGACGTACTAGGGAGATCAACACCGCACAAATAGCCAAAGGGCTAGCCGTGGAAGAGAAGTCTATTGCTCTGCTGGGTATGGTAGACGGTGAACTTTATGAGAAGAACACGGAGCGTAAGTCCAATGACTACATAACTGGTGAGGCCGACATCTACACGGGAGATAAGGTCATTGACGTTAAGAGTTCCTTTGACATCTACACCTTTCACAAGGGTGAGGGGCCAATTAACAAGTCGGGAAAGCTTACGCCTTACGGCTGGCAGTTAACCGCCTACGCTTGGCTTTGGGAAGTCGAAGACCTTCAGTTAAGCTACTGCCTTTCTAATACACCTGAAGACATCGTTGAGGGTCTTATATATAGGGAGGCTCTTAAATTGGAGGGTGGGGATAGTAATCCACTTTATACCAAGATTCAAGAAGAGGTAACCCGTAACCATACCTTTGATGACATCGAAATACACGAGCGTGTTAGGTCTTTTAAATTCAAGGTTGATCCAAACAACTTTAGACTTATCAAGGCTAGGGTTCAAGAATGTCAAGAAATAGTAAAGCGTTGGGATTCGGAAGGTCTTGACTAGTGTTAACTTAGCAAAAAAAAAGAAAAAGATGCTAAATCTTAATTGTGCTGGTAACTCAGCCACCCACAAGTTCACGGAAGCAATGGGGGATAAGCCTTGCCGTTTGTCGTTCTCAGTAGCCGTTAAGACGGGGAAAGACTCAACTGCGTGGGTTAGTTGTTCTATGTATGGGGTAAGAGCAGAAAAGCTATGGCCCTTCTTCAAGGATGTCAAGTCTATTAAGGTAGCCGTCAGCGGAAAACCTTGGGTAAGTGCGAAAGGTGATAAGGGTTATTTAAACCTAGCCGTTGACACGCTGACCTTTATGGGTTCCGAAAGCAAAGGGGATACGCCCGAATCCTCGGACGGACTACCGTTCTAAACGCCAAGTGCGTTTTATAGGGGGGCTTCGGCCCCCTTTTATATTTGTGGTAATCAAAAAGACTGCAAATGGCTAAGATGGATGGGCTTTACGTCCGTGTTCAAACAGATTCGGCAACACCTGGAACGGATGCGGCAATCGCTGGGGTGGTTAGTTCGGCAATGAACATCACTACTAACGAGATTGACACCACTTCTTACGAAGGTTCGGGAGATTATACGGGTATAGCTGGAACTCGTTCCGCTGACTTTTCCGCTGACTTTCACCTTGAGGCTGACGGATCAAACCTTACCACGCTGATGGCTGACCAAAAGTCTGGGACTATCCTTGATTTTGTTTATGGTGGTACTACTGCGGGGGACTTTCAGATTTCAGGAACTTGCTACATTACCGCGATGAACATTACTGCTAGTATTGATTCAGCGGTTAACGTATCTATGAGTTTCCGTGTTACTGGTGCGCTCACTCTTGGGGTTGCTCCTTAATTAGTTTTCTCTATTTGTTTAAGGGAGGCTTCGGCCTCCTTTTTTTTTATTCAATTATTTACATTAGCTTTGTTGTAAACAATAAAAACAATGAAGCAACGAATTACCGTTTACGACATTTACGGGCTGACCGAAATGCAAGAAGTAAACTCCGTAGAAGTAGACTACAAGGTTGAAATAATACCCAACTCAAAAGAAGGGTTCAGATTCTCGTTTAGCGGTGAGGCCATCATTTCTATTACTGAGTACAAAACCGAAGAGGCATTTAATGACGGGTGGACGAACCACGTTAATAGGATTGACAACGAGAGAGAGGTTATCCTAGAAATAGAAGACTTCTACTTTAAGGACGCTCCAGGTAGTGAGTTGAAAGATTTCGATCCCGTCCTTTACATTGAGGACTTTAATGATAGCCCCGTTGTTTACCTAGAATTTGAACTAAGATGAAAAACCTATTTGAAAGACTAGAACACCACGGGGTGACGTTTGAAAAGGACGTTATCCGAACCCTGAAGGTCAACCTTTACCCCTCTATGCTTCCGCTTTACACTGCCGCTGGCGTGTGGTTTGCGATGCGTAACGCTGGGGTTGTTAAAGGTCGTTTCAATTTTACCCAATTCATTGAACTTTTCGAAGATGCTGAAGCTTAGAGATGTACTCCTTTTTGCGTGTGACTATATGCAAACGGACGTTAGTGAGGTGATGTCAAGCACGAGAACAACGCCACTAGTTAAGACCCGTGTAATTTATGCTAGTATAGCTAGGGGGCTAACTAATAAAACCCTTGGGGAAATAGCTTCCCTTATTGGTCGAGATCACGCCACAATCATCCATTATACGGATAGGAAGCCTTCTGAGGTTTACCGCGATTTAATCTTAAACGCCACTAAAGCCTTCACCGATAAACACGGGCACGAGTTAGAGGCTTTTACAGACCAAGAACTTTCCATCTTTGACCTTAATGATAAGCTGAAACTTCGGGTCTTTAAGGAGCGGAAAAGGTCACTAGAGAACCTACGAATAATTAAGGGGAATCTTGACCAGGTTAAAGATAAGTGGGTTAAAGTCAAGTTGTTACCTTTGATAGATGAGGAAATCTCACGGCTGGACACTTTGTTGGAGTTGCGCGACACCGTTCCTGAAGAACAAAAGCGAGCAAATGGTTTGCTCCGTGGAGTGCGCCATAAATCTCCAAAGTGGCATAATGTCTAAGAAGGCTACTTGGACACATTCCCGTTGGCTAGAGGAACTTCAGAAGGACGTGAACAAAGCCGTTCGGTTAATTGACCACGGTCACCCTTGTATAAGTAACGGTTCGGCCTTCAAGGAGGGTATTATGGACGCTGGGCACTACTACGCCCGATCAACTCACCCCGTTTTAAGGTTTCATCTGTTAAACATTTGGGGACAATCCAAGTACGACAATAGATTTATGGAAGGAAACCGTCAGGGCTTCTCTAAGGGACTTTCTTTGGTGGGTGGTAGTGAGTTACTAGAGGAAATAGAAACGCTCCCACAAGTCTTTAAAACGGGTAAGTGGAGTATTCCTGAGTTGTCTACCGCTCGTGACGTTGTTCGGTCGTTCGTTCTTGACTTTGAGAAAAAAGGTTACTACCTTGAGAATGAGGATAGAATAAAACTGAAGAGAGAGTTAACCGAATTGACTGGGCTATATGATGCGTAAAAACATCACTAACCTCTGATATTAGCCTTAATGATGCATCTAAACACCAAAGAGAGATGACACGAGCCGAACAGATTTCTAGGGTCTATGACCAACTCAAAGAATTGCAACTTTCCAAAAATGCAGACTATGGTAATAGTGCGTTTGATGACGTTGAGGTTTTTGGGGAGATCATACCAGCGAAGAACGGCATTCTAGCACGAATAGCAGACAAGCTAAAGAGGTTGGAAAGTGAGGGGCTGGAGGTGAGTGAATCTAAGGGGGACACAATAAAGGACTTAATTGGTTATCTTGTAATTCTCTTAATTCTAGACAATGAGTAGCCCATACTATACAGACCCCAAGGTTAAGGAGAAGATTGACGAAGCGTTGCACCAATGTGCTTTACTCTTTGCTAATCTAGGTTGTACCGATTCAAAGGAAGCCTATGACGA